TTAGTAGCACCTTCAAGTTTGTGCTTTAGATAATCTTTTGCTTCTAGTCCGAGTTTTTTCTCTGCTAGATCTTTTGTTCTTGATTCTGGCGTGTCTATTCCTGCGAGTCTGACTCGTGACGTAAATGAGATATCAAATCCAAGATCAATTTCCACATCAATGGTGTCTCCGTCAACAACTTCCAAAACTCTCTTTACTGTATATTCGTACATACTTAAGTGTACCACAGAGATGCTTTAAAAGCCCCCCAGAGCAAATCTGAGAGGCTTTAAGCTATTTAGGGGGTATATTCTATACCCTACTTTTACACTTTATTTAATTAACTTATTATTCATTCCAAAAAATACCTTTTCTAGAAAAATTTTGATCGTGAAAGTTATATTTCCAAGTAATATCATTTATTTTCTTAAAACTATAACCAGCAGATGCAAGTTTCTTCCACATTAAATAATCACACTCTTGTACAGGATCAAAGCCACCTACATTAATCATAGCCTCTGTTCTAACAAGTGCTGTAATTGGAACAATACAATGCTCCTGTAATAATTCTTGAGAAAACTCTTGAGCGTATTGAATAGCATTTATTGGATCTTCTAAAGTACCATTACTAAAAATAACATCATAATCGGAGCAGTACTCGGAAAGCTTACTTAAATGATCTGGGTATAGAATATCATCATCATCAAGAAAGCATACCCATTCAGTGGTAACTGAGTTTAATAATTGATTATAGGTCCAGTGATTACCCTTATGGTTTGTGTCTACCACTATCTTATGTGCTACTGGTTTTAGTTCTTGGTTAGCCACCGACTCTATAGCATTTATTAACATTTCTTTACGTCTTGGAATGCTTGCTGTTAATACTGTTATGTTCATTAAACTATTCCTTCTAATGCCATCTTAATTCCTTGCTCTAAACTAATTTTTGGTGTATAAAAACTAAGCATTTTAGTTGGATCTGCAACACGATATGTAACTCCGACTGGAGCAGTTTTAATATAATTAAATTCTGGACTATAATTATTAAGGTTAGAAACTGTTGATGCTAATTCTCTAAATGTAGTGGCTATGCCAGAGCCTAGATTAATTGGACCAATAATATCTAACTCAATAGCCTTGTCTACCGCATCTACAATATCTTGCATATGTATAAAGTCTCTAACCTGATACCCATCTCCCCAAATATCAAACGGATTATCTTTCCTTAATGCTCTTGCAATGTAAGATGGGAATGGATAGTCAAGGTCTTGGTCCGTACCGTACCCTGAAAATGGACGGAATATGTGTGTGCGAATACCTGCCTCTTGTGCAAACCTAGCAAGATATTCTCCTGTAAGTTTTGCCCAACCATAAGTTAAGTCTGGATTTGATATAGCGTGTAAGTCTAGCATCTGCTCTGAAAGTCTTGATGGATTTGCACCAGTTTGGAACTTTGTTGGATAGGCAGCAGAAGAACTAAAATAAACAATTCTTCCTGGTCTTGTACGCATAGCCCAGTTAAACATCTCTGCATCGATAGATAGGTCTGTTGCTACAGAAAGCGGATTACCTTCAATAGTTATCCTACCACCAACAATAGCAGCAAGATGAATTACCATATCAAAATATGAGTTATCATCTTTAAAGAAATCACGACAGTCATTACCTTCTTTAATGTCAATTCCTACAATGTCGTGATCTTTATACTTACGCATAAAGTATCCACCAACAAAACCTTTATGTCCTGTAATTAAAATTCTCATTCACATACCCATATCTGATAGTCGTAGTAATATTTTTCAGCAAGTTCAAGTTTATTATATCTTACTGGTGTAAATCCAGTGGAAATTAAAAGTTTTCTTATTGCTTCATTGTCCCAAGCCCAATAGTGTTCTGGATTATTATCATCAAACTTGCCTTCTGGAGTTGTAAGCAAAAGCTTATTAGTTTTTTCTCTTATCTTTTTTAATACATATTCAGGGTTATCAATATGCTCTAAAGTTTCAGACAAAATAAACAAATCTACTTTAGGTATTAAATCTATAGTTTCCTCAATAGCACCCTCAAAATCATACTTAGGTGCAAAATCACCAATAAACTTATTAGATGCATTTAAAGAGTTTATAATTGTAGCATCACCTGCGGATAAATCTGCTACACTTTCTATTCCTTCTATTTGTTTAGCAACTTCTATCGTATATTCAACACGAATCTTATGGTCCTCCCAATGATGGTGTTCGTGAGGTTTAGCATACAATAACTTTAACTCTTCATTAGAATACTTTTCCCTTAATCGTTTACGCATTTTTTATTTTTTCTAAATCTAACTCAAGCTGGTTATTTACATAATCTAAAAATGCAACTTGGTCAGCACTATACATTAATGGATCATTGACCTCTGAATACAATTCGTCAACTTCTGATTTACCAAGAGTATAATGCATATGCTCAATAATTACATCTGGATGATAATGTATTGCATCAAGTTTTTTTCCAAGTAATAGCCAAAAATCATCAAGATACAGGTGTTTTTGATTAGGTGGAGCCATATATCCTATTGCACTAATAATATTAGAAGATATCATTACTGATGTAGGAAGATTTTCTTTTTGAAAAAGATCATTTCCATAAGCTAATCCTTTATTTCCAATGCTAGAAGATAAAGTTACATCCCAATCCTTTGTTCTAATTCTATGATCGTCTCCCATAAAAACAATATAATCATAGTCTTTTGAATATTTTAGTGCTACATAATTTAATGTACCGTTCATTCCCATTCTAGGGTTAACTTCATACAACACTCCATCAATTCTTGGATAGTTATCTGCATCATCTTCATCTATTGCAAACATTAAATCTGTTATAGACGAGTTTTCTATAAAAGATTTATAAAAATCAAGCGAGGCTTTTGATCTACTTCTAGTTGGTACAATTAATAATACTTTATTCATTTGTCTCCTTTATACATAATAAAATCTGTGACCATTCCATTACTACTCCTCTATAAATTCTTGTTCTATACCTAGTTCGGAATATAAGATAAACTCATCATTCATTACAAGTTCATCAAACTCTAGTCCTTCATATACAAACTTTACTCTAGATGTATATGCTCCAAAGTTAATTAATTCGGCAGTTACCTGCTCTTCAATCATCCAAACTAGTCTATTAAACATTACCGATAACCTCTTGGCGGATCACCCTGAATACCGTCAAAATAAAATTCTTGGCATCCTAAAGCATTTGCAATTTTTCTTAGTTCGTGTAAGTATTCCATAACACTAACCCGCTGACCATCACTCATAGACATAATTTCATTTTCATATGTTCTTACAGCAAGGTAAGATGGAAACTCCACAAAATCAATAGTCATTTTTGCATATGGTTTTTTAACAGTTTTTAGGGCTGCCAAAAGCTCGGGGGTAAATTTATTCACTCACTGCTCCCAATATCTCTTTCCATACATCCATAGTTTTATGTGCATTTTTAACTTGATTGATTTCTCCATCAATTAAGTATACACCACCCCACACTCCCCATTCAGCATTTGTGGTACCGTGATTAAAACAATCTTTAATTACAGGGCATTGAAGGCATACATTAGTATCTACTACTTTTGCAAGATTGGGGTCTTCTTCATATTTGTCAAAGAACATCTCTACATCCATAGATCTACATTTGCCTTTGACTACCCACTCATCCTCTAGCATATTTCTTGGGGACCTTCCAGCCCTGCTCTGTTAGAGCAAATACATTTTTGTATCCCCATTTGCCATTGTGGAATGCACCCTGCGGTGAGTAGTAAGCATCAGAGGCTGGTTTAAACTCAACAATGTTCCAACCTTCCCAGAATAGGGACTTATTAGTATCTACGATTTTATTAGCGTAGTTTTCATTCGTAATAAACATTACTATCTTTCTGTTTAAAGGAAAACCCTTATGGCTTTCTCGTTAATATATTATACCTTTAGACTAATTAAATGTCAAGGATTTTAGCCAACTTCTGAGATAAGCATAAATGTTCCATATTTAACTGTCATTGTATTTGCAGATGGAGTAAAATCATAATAAAAATATCCATCTGCTGTTGGAGTAAACCAACCTTCTAAACTCATATTCATGGTTGATGTTTGTGTATTTGGAGATGGAGTTACTGAGACTAATGTTGTATTTGATGTTTGCCAGTTTGTCGTTCCTATTGCAGATATTGTTGTTGTAGTTGTTGCATTATAAGACGTTACTGATCCGACTGAGCCAGCACTAAAGTTTAACCTATGGGTTACTGTTGTCGATACTGCGTTAACTGAATAAAGTCCAACAATTTTGAAATGATATGTTTTTCCTGCTTTAACAATTTGTCCAGTAGCTGTTGGAAATCCTGTTGGAACAAGTGGAATGGTAGTGTTAGAATTTCCAGAGTCATTGGTTACTTTATAAAAATATGAACTAACAATCTTTGAACCAGATTGTGTTCCTGTTGGAAGATTAAGATTATTAATTGTACCAGTAATAGTTGGAGAGGTTAATGTTTTATTAGTTAATGTTTGAATTAAATTATCTCCAACAAAAGTTGTGTGATCGCTTCCTGTAGATCCTGTAATAGCAAATGTACCAGCAGCAGGAGCAGGAAGATAGAATGTAAAGTCTTGTACTGGATTTTGTGGAGTAATTGATGCTTCAAAATCATCTGGAACACCACCTTCAAAAATCAGTGACGCTGGTTGATTACCAGTTTTACTAGGCAATAAAATATCTCCAGCAGGTGAAGCTAAGTTAATTGTATTTAATTGAGCCTGAATATTTCCAGTAATACCACTAAGTGCTGCTATTTCAGATGATGTTACTACACCAATACTTGTATTTGTTGGAAAGTATACTGCACTTGCAGAAGTTGCTGTAACTGTTCCAGTAAATGTTGGATTATTTGCAGGAGCAAGAGTCGGATAACTAACAGAAGAATAATTTCCTGTTTCAACATCAATAGTAATTACTGTTGGATCTGTGGATGCCATATTATAGTGTCGCCTGACTTTCTACGGTTATTGTTCCGTATACAATAGTTTTTAAATAAGTTTTAGAAGAAAGAATATATGAATACTGAATATCATAATTATATGTAGTTCCTGGCTTTAATAAAGCTGATGATGTTGGATCAAGATATGTTGCAACAGATGATGTACTTGGTGTTAATGTAAGTGTTCCACTATTAGTTCCACTAGATCCAAGAAGTTTACCAACAAATTGTCCACCTGTACCATTAAGTGCTGGTGTTGTTGTTGTTCCAGTTACCGAAAATGTTGTTGATGTAACTGCGGTAATATTTGCAGTTAAGTTATGGGATGATACTGAAGATGATGTTATCGTAACAGAGTCTCCAACCTGAAGTAGATGTGTTGTTGGTGAAGTATAAACAATAGTAGTTGAATTTCCAGCTTGATAAGATGAAAGGCTAGTTAATGCTGTTGATGAATCTCTAATATCACCTTTCCAACCTGCTCCACCATTTACTGTAGGAATTAACCAAGCATTTCCATTATTATATACTAAATTAAACTCAACATTTAATGAGTCACCATCGTAAACTGTTAAATTAACCTCTGCGGGTGTAAAAGAAACTTCAGTAGCCATACTTAGATTATACCTTAATATTTATAATAAGATGACTTTACTTTACTATTTTCAGCCTTATCCATAAGGGTATCAAAGAATCTACCATCGTCTTTACTATTAAAGGAAATAACGTGATCAAAGTCGTATTCTAAAAACTTTTGTAAAGCATCCGCCCTTTTAATAGTATGAAATCTAGTTTTAATTTTCTTTTGTTTAAAGAAACCTTCTGTTCGATTAACAAACTCAGCAGTAAAGTTATTGATCTTATGTGGTCCTGCCGTATATACTTCAATACGAGGGTCGGCAGGAGTAATATTATCCTCAATAGCTACCACTAATCCACGCATAAATGTTGCATAATCTTGAAACTTATCAGTTCCATATACTAAAATTTTCATAGTAAATCCTTTCTGGACTTATAATTATATCAGATTTTTGTAGGTTTGTCTAGGCATTATGCCCAGGCACCAACGATTGCTCCACCAGAACTAATTGGTGTTAGTTTAATCCAAGCACCAGTGGCTACTGACATATTTCCAGAAGCACCAGTAATGTCTGATTGTGCAAATCCTGGAGTAATAGTTCCTCCAGTGGCAGCATTTGATAAGAAATATCCTTGATATCTAACAACGTGACTAACTGCAGTAGTACCACCTGATCCAACATTTATACTTACACTAGCAGATGCTGTTGAAGTATTAAGCGTAGCTGAAGTAGCACTATTTGATGAACTAATAATGTTTATATAGATAGATTGCTGAAGATTGCTAAAAGTAAAACCAAATTTCCAAAATGCAGAGGGTGTTGTTGCAGCTTTTGTAATAATCATTGACCCTTCAACAAAATATAAGGTATTTGCTTTTATTGTTAATGCTTGAGCACCAGAACCAAATATAGGCTGTAACGTTGTAGATGCGGATGTGGTAGTTGTTGATGTTGTATAATTAAATGCAGATGTAACAGCTAAAGCTCCACCATCTGGCGGAAATGATATTGATCCAGAACTTGAAGAAGAAAGAGTTGTTGCTGTAACTGTTGTAAATACTCCAGTTCCAGCGGTTGTAGCACCAATACTAGTTGCATTTAAAGATGTAAATGCTCCTGATGTTCCAGATATTGCACCAGTAAAAGTTGCACCAGAAAGTGTGGCATAATTACTTGCAGTTTCTACTGCCATAGTCCCAAGACCAAGTGATGTTCTACCAGTTGCAGCAGTTAAACCTGTTGCTCCACCGTCCCATTTATTCCTATCAGTATACGCGGTATCCCAGTTTGTTGAATTATCTGTTATTAAAGACCAAGTATCTGATGCTGTTTTTTTAAGAATACCAGATGTTGTAGAAATGCCAGAAATAGCAGTAAGGTCTGCATCTAATGGCTGGTATGAAGAAGCAGCAGATGATGTTGTTAAATATCCAGATATACTTGCACCTGCAGGAATTGTAACTGTTCCAGTAAATGTTGGAGATGCTAATCTAGCATAACGTGCATCATTAGTTGTATTTTGTGCAGTTTGATCAAAACCTAGAGTTGCATTTGTTGTTGTTCCTGAATTAGTTATAGGAGAGGTAACACCAATTACACCACTAGGACCTTGTGCACCAGTGTCTCCAGTATCTCCTTTTGGACCCACATTTCCAACAGAAACAATAATAAAAAGTAAAGGATGATTACTTGCAAAGTTTGTAGTACCAGTTCCACCAGAAGAAATTAATGTAACGGGAAATAAATCCCAAGTTGAATTATAAGTAGGTGTTCCATTAACTTCCCATTTTTGATAATTGGCAGCGTTATTTGAATCTTGAATAATTAAAACATCATATTGATTTATAAGATCAAGAAAGATACTATCGTCTTGATTATCTGCATCTAAATGATTAACTCTCAATGCAGTAGAATTTATTTGTGTTGTATTATTCCAGCCAAGTTGATTTGCTGTTGGATCACCGCTTGTTGTATTTGTCCTTGCATTGTAGTGGTAATGACTTGAACTATCTCCTGAAGCACCTTGAGGACCAGTTTGTCCAGTTGGTCCAATTATTGAAGTACCCGAACCCCACACACCTGATGTTTTTGGTCCATAGATAAAATTACTAGCA